AAGCCCAACATTGGATAGAATTAATCCAAGAAAAGGATATATAAAAGGTAATGTAGAATTTGTAACCAATATAGCAAATTTAATGATGACTTCTGCCAATGGTAGAGATATTAAAAAGTTTGTTAAGTGGGCAACCAAAAAATATAAAATAACATAGAGAAGAGGAAACTTATGGGAAAAAATACGACGTTTATAAAGCACACAAATTGTGAGCCTTGTGGATCTTCAGATGCAAATGCTGTTTATTCAGATGGATCTACATATTGTTTTAGCTGTAGAAAAAGTACTGCATCTGGAACAGAAGATACAGAAGTAGAATTTAATGTAGTACAAACACAATTAACCTTGGATGAAATTGGACAGCTTCCTGTTGATTCAATTAGAGGTATATCCAAACAAGTTTTATATAATGCTGGTGTTAAAATTGAATATGATGAAAATAGAAATATTGTTAGTCATTTTTATCCCATAACAGTAAATAAAAAGATTAAAGCATATAAGAAAAGGATAGTTGCTACCAAGGATTTTAGATCAATTGGTAAAGCAGATGTTCCTGAATTATTTAATCAATGTAATAGTGGTAAAAGAAAAAACTTAGTTATTACTGAAGGTGAAATAGATTGTTTATCAATATTAGAAATGTTAACAAAAGCTAAGGCTCAATTTGATGTTGTATCAATTGTTAATGGAGCTCAAAGTGCTAGAAGAAATATTGCAGCTAATTTAGAATTTGTTAATAAATATGATAAAATATTTTTAGCATTTGATAATGATGAGTTTGGTATTGAAGCATCAAAAGATGTTGCACATATTATTAAACCTGGTAAAGCTCATATTGTAAACAGTGTTCATAAAGATGCCAATGATGCTTTAACAAAAGGTTTAATTGATGAGTATCTTCAAGATGTTTGGAGTGCTAAAGCCTATAAGCCTGATAATTTTGTTTCAGGTGAAAAAATATGGCAAGCATTTAAGGAAAGGTCTGAAGTTAAATCAGTTGCTTATCCTGATTGTTTAAAAGGTTTAAATGATAAATTATTTGGTATGAGATTAGGTGAAATTACTTTGTTTACATCTGGTACAGGTAGTGGTAAATCAACTGTTGTTAAAGAAACTATTTTAAATTTATTAGATAAAACTGAAGATAAAATAGGTTTAATATCTTTAGAAGAATCTATTGGTGATACTGCTACTAAACTTATTGGTATGTCTATTAATAAAAATATTAGAATGCCTGGTGATGTAACTGATGAAGAAGCTAGGGTTGGTTATGATAATGTATTTAAAGATGAAAGATTAATATTATTGGACCACCAAGGATCTGTAGCTGATAGTTCTTTATTAAATAGAATTGAATATTTAGCGGCTTTAGGTTGTAATTATTTAATACTTGATCATATTACAATTGCTGTAAGTGAAGGTGTTGATGGTGCAACAGGAAATGAAGCTGTTGATAAAGTAATGAGTTCCTTATTAAAAATTGTCAAACGGTATAATATTCATTTAACTTTAATTTCTCATTTAAGAAAAAGTTCTGGGGAAGGTAAGTCATTTGAAGAAGGTGTTATGCCTAATTTAGATTCTATTAAAGGATCTGGATCAATTAAACAAATAAGTTTTGACATTATAGGGTTTGCTAGAAACATGATGGCAGCTGAAAAATCTGATAGAAATATAGTTAAATTTGCTGTATTAAAATCTAGATTTAGTGGTGATACTGGCATGTGTGGCCAAGCAACTTATAATGTAGACACAGGAAGATTAAATTATAATGAAAGTAATTTAGCTTTTAAAGAAGTGTTATAACCAGTTTCGGTTAGAAGTTAGATCTGTATGTAAGACCTTATAAGGCAAGCAACTAACAGACAATGGTAGAAGGATGACTAATAGGCTTTTCCTCTCTCGGCCTACATCACTACTAGAAAACCGAAGCAGCTGAGCAACCTGTTTAAAAGGCTCACAAATAAAGGATATATGAAAAGAAAGAAATATAAACCATTACCAGAAACTGTTACTATAAATAAGTCTATGATTGAAGGCTTAGGATTATTTGCCACTAAAGATATCAAAAAAAATACTAATTTAGGTATGATGCATTTTATAACTGAATATAAAGAAGTTATAAGAACACCGTTAGGTGGATTTGTTAATCATAGTAATAAACCAAATTGTATTAAAGAAAAGGAAGATTGTATATATGAAGAAAGAACATATTTAGTCACAAATAGACTAATTAAAAAAGGTGAGGAAATAACAACTAAATACACAATGTATAAGGTATAAAATGATGGAACAATTAATTATAGCATTAAAAAAACATGCTGAAGGACATATAGCAAAACATAAAGCTAATGTAATTATATTATTAAATAAAACAACAGGAATTGCAGAGCATCCTGATGTTATTGAAACTATAGAAAAAGAATTAGAAGTAATATCTAAATATGATGATCAATTAGAAATGCTTAAAAAATATTTTAGTTAATTAAAGGGTGGCTTTTATACCACCCTATAATTTAAATTTTATTTTTTACCTTCTCTGAAGATTTGTGTACCCTTAATACCATATATACTGGCAACTACTAGGATCCATAAATTGGTAAACCAACTAGGTAATTCAGAAAAATATTCAAAGAACAATTTTATCTTATCCATTGCAGTTGGATCATCCGATACCACTGCCCAAGCCAAGATTAAAATTGGAGCCGAAAGAATTATTAAAACAAATTCATCTTTCCAATCCGATTGTCTTGCCTCCAATAATTTCCCCTGATACTCTGTTTCCCCCTTAGCCATTTTAGAAGCATGCATATATTGTGCATCAGCCATAACCATTTTGGTTTCTTGCCGCTTCTTATAAATGTGAGAGGCGGCATTAATACCTAATTTTAAAGCACTAAACCACATAATTATCTCGCTGTTGCTGGGTTATTTCCGACTAGAGGTTGTTCGGCAAATGCCATGTAGATGTATGAACCACCTGATGCATTCATTCCACCTGAAGTTCTCATTTTAATTCCGTTGGATAATAAATCATATCTATCAGCATCACCTTCTGCATTAGTTAAATCTGGATATAATCCTTCATTACAAACATTAAAATCTGACCTAGTACTATCTTGTATTTCCCAACTGTTTGTTGTATCTGTTCTTTTAGTCATAACAAAAGCTGGTTTAAATCCTGTATAAACAAATGTTCCATCTGTACTTCCATTACCTGTGTAGCTTCCAAATTTTGAGTAGCCTTGTTTCTCTGCGAAGCAGTAGGCAATGTAATTATTAGAAGAAGTATTAATTCTACCATGAGAACCTATTGCAAAAACATTATCTGTCATTGATGCTGTTCTATAAATTTCTGGTGATGGTGTATCTACAGTATTGGTTAAATTTAAATAAATATTTTGATTTGTTCCTAAAGACTTGTGATAAACGCACCAAAGTGCAGTACCACTTGTTCTATCTTTAACTATAATCATAGCTGGAGTTGCTCCTAAACCTGTTCCAACTGTAGCATTAGCACCTGTACCTGTATAAGACACAATACTAAATCCACTTGTAGTATTAGCTGAAACTGTAGAACTTATAGTACCATCTGTATTAGCTACACCTGCACCATTTGCTTTCCAGTTCCAAGCTACATGATTTGCATTATTTTCATTTACATCACCATCTCCTGCAAGACTAAATCCATCACTATTAAAAGAAGTTAAATAATTAGAACTTGTTGCTTCTGCTGCAGTTGTGTTTGATTGTATAAATTTTGTAACACCTCTAACTGCATCTTGTAAAGCATGATTAGCAGCTCCAGTATCTCTCCTTTTAAACCAACAAAAATCTGGTTGAAAATCTAATCCTGTTATATCTTGTGATGAACCATTACCTGTATAAAGTTTAGTATTAAAATGTTCAGAAGGTTTTTTAATTGTAGTATATGCCATTATAAATTTAATCCTTTTGTTGATAAGGCTGTGTAGCCTGTTGGTACGTCATATTCAAATATGCCGTTACCGCTTGCGTTAGTTCCTGCACTAGATACTGCTGTTGTTCCGAAGTAACCATTGCCGAAGTTTACCGAAAAAGCATCTCCTGTTGTTCCACTAGCTGAATTAGAACAACCAAAAAAGAAAGTTCCAGATAAACTTGTTGCAGCAGCATTTGTTGTAGTTCCAGCTTCAATCTCACTTATTGTAGCCGAAGCCTGCCATGTTCCATTTTTAGAAAACCATATTGCTCCATTTGTTAAATCCAATGCTATTCCTATAATATCGTTTGTAGTAAAACTATCTCCGTAACTAGCTAAAGATGCACCATTAATTCTTTTTTGACCATTATTAAAATATCCATATGCTCCTGTTGAACTACCAATATTACAAGCACCTGGATTTGTAACAAGATTACTTGATTCATTTCCAACACCTACTGTTGGAACTGCACTATCATTTGTAATTTTAAATTCTGCATACCATTTTCCACTTGAAACACCTATTGATGAAAGAGAGCTATCATCTGCACCACCTAAAGTAACTGATGTATTTCCATTTGAAAATGTACGACTTGTTGCTGCTACACCTTGAGAAAGTGGATTTAATGTAGCAAAAACATTGCTTGGATTATCTTCAGTATTAGTTAATGTACCACCTGCAACTGTAAAGTTATTACTATTACCAGATTGGTCTGTAACTGAATTACCATCTTTTAAAATAAAGAAACCATTAGTTCCATAAGTAACTGATGGAGAAGTTTTAATTTTCCAAACACCATTAGCATCATATTCTCCAAATGCTGTTGCGTCATAAGCTGTGCCATCTATGAAATGAAAGTGTGACATTGAACCACTAAAATAATCTCCTACAGAATATGTACCAATATAATTTGCAATATTACTATTAAATGTAGTTGTTTCATTTTGTGGATATTCATTATCAATAGCAAAAGATGTTTCCTCAACACCATTTATATAAATTTTAGTGTCTGGAGAAGAAACTGAATTATCATTTGATACTACTATATGATACCAAGCAGATGTATCTCTAAACTTTCTATTTGTTTTTTTTTGTAAAATAAAACCATTTCTATAATCAAAAACTTCTAATTGGTCATCACTCCTAAATAAAATTCTTCCTTGAATAGTACCACTAGCAGTAGGTGCAGTTATAGCTTGGTCTGCTCCTAATCCACTTCTTTTTACCCAAACTGAATATGTCCATTTATATACGTTACTATTATCTGTAGTAAATGTTCTTGTTAAAGATGTACTAGCCATTAGTTAAACTCCTTAATTTTTTTATTTATTTTTTTCATAATTTTTTATTTTCCTTTTATTAATTGAATTGTCCACCACCAGTTGCACCATAAGAAGATGTAAGCGAGAAACTTCTATCTGCTATTTGACCTTCTGCATCGGTTGCTCTGATTGTAAAATTGTATGTTGTTGCTGTTGTACTACTACCACCAAAGTCAGTTGTACTTAAAACACCAGCAGAAGATAAAGTAACATTAGCCGTAGCCAAATTACTTCCAACTTCACTAAATGTTACAGCACTATCTGAAGTGGCTGCAACGGTTGAAAGTGTACCAGAAAAATCTCCAGCAAATGTACCAAGTGAACCAGAAGCAGTTGTCCAAGTAGGAGCATCAGATACAGTTAAAATATTTGAAGTTGATATAACTGCATTACCATCTGGATTTTCTACTCTCATTCTATATTGAGCATCAACACTTAAAGTAATTGTAATTGTTAATGATGTAGAATTATTAAATGTAATTGTTGAAGCAGGATACCATATACCTGTAGCAGTATTTATAAATTCAACTTGAGTACCCGATATAAAATTAGATCCAGTAATTGTAATTGTTGATTCAGCATTAGTAATTGTATCTGGAGAAATAGAACTAATAGTTGGCGTAGGGTTAGCTGCTGTTATTCTAGCATCAACTCTTGCATCAGTATAATATAAATTAGTATTTTCAGGTACAATTGATGTATCTAAAGTATTAGTTACTGAATAATTAGATCCATTACCTATAAATATTTTACCATCATCAAGGTTTGGTGTAGCATTTGATCTACCTGCACCTTGAATTAATATAATACCTGTTGAAGCATGTACTTTTTCAATTTTACCAATTTTTTGAACTTGACTAGATTCACCACTTGGTTGTGTTTTAGTTAATTGACCAGCTGTAGTATTTATATATAAGCTATCACCTTCAGCCCAAGTACCACCAATATTTTTAGTTGTATCAATATTACTTATTTCACCAAATGTTAAAACATCTACATTTGTATTTAATGATGCTGTAGCATTTGCTAAACCAACTGCTGGCATTTTAGAACTATCATCAGCATCTGCTTTTGATACAACTGGAATATTACCACTAATACCTGAAATATAAACAACATCACCTTTTGTTAAAGCCTCTCCTGCTTGTGCTTTCATTAAATTAGCACCACGTAAATTACCAATAAATTCTGTTCCTGTTACTTCATTAAAAGTTACATCATCAGTAGTATTTAAAGTTTGATCAAATGGATTAGAAGACAAAGCAGATAAGTCAACAGTATTACCATTTGAAATAGTTAAATTAGGATCACTAAATGATAATGTTTGGCTATCAGTTTCCGCTGTTATATATCCAGCATCATTAGTCCATTGGCTTATATTACCTGATTTATTTGTAAATGTATCAGTTGAGCTAGCCGTTATTCCATCTGTAATACCATAACCACTTAATGTTGTTGGTGTATTTGTAATACTACTAAAAGGTAAACTTGTTGTTGTTAATGCACTTAAATCCACAGAATTACCATTTGTAATAGTTAAGTCTGGGTTTGAAAAAGATAATGTTTGACTATCTGTTTCTGCAGTTAAATAACCTACATCATTAGTCCATTGAGATATATTACCAGTTTTATTTGTAAGTGAACTTGATGAACTTGGTGTAATAAAACCTGCTGAATTTAAATCAATAACTGTTTGAACTCTTGCATCAGTATAGTATAAATTAGTTGAACCTTCTGAAATTGTATCAGTATTACCTTGTGTAAAAGAAAATACACCAGTTCCAGAATTATAAGATATTGAACCTGTTGCTGATACAGAAGATCTTGCTCTAGTATCTGTAT